GTGGTTGGGATATAGAAACAGTAGAGGAGTTTAAAGAAACACGCTTAGACCCGTTTAACAAATCATTAAAGCACAGAGTCAAACCAAAGACAATAAAAGAAGTTAAAGGTGCATTACTAAACAACAGAGTTAAGAATCCTGTACTATGCTAATTACAAACGAATGTAATATGGAGCTAATGTCAAGGTATGAAGATAACCACTTTGACCTTGCAATAGTAGACCCTCCTTATGGTATAGGGGAAGATGGAAGTAAAGGGGTTAGAACATCTCCAAGTAGACCTAATAGTTATTTGAGAAAGCCAAAGCACAAAGCTAAAGGGTGGGATAATGTTGTTCCAGATAAAAAATATTTTATTGAACTTTTAAGGGTTTCAAAAAATATAATTGTTTTTGGTGCTAATCACTTTATTGAAAACATACCAAACCAAAACAGTAGTTGCTGGATAGTATGGGATAAAAAAAATGGAGGCACTGATTTTGCTGATTGTGAGTTAGCTTGGTCTAATATGAAAACAGCAGTAAGAAAATATACAATACATAAATTTGAAGCTACAAGAGGTGGCAAGGATTGCATACACCCAACACAAAAACCAGTTAAATTATACGAATGGCTTTTAATGAATTACGCAAAAGAGGGAGACAAGATACTCGATACACATTTAGGAAGTGGCTCAATAGCTTTAGCTTGTCATAACTTAGGCTATGATTTAACAGCTTGTGAGTTAGACAAAGAGTATTACGATGCAGCTATAAAAAGAATAGACCAGCACAAGGCACAAATTAGAATGTTTTAATATGAAAATAACAAATGAAGATAATAACAAAAATTGGGGAGGTGCTCGAAAAGGTGCTGGAAGAAAAAAAGGTAGTTTAAACCTTTCAATATCTAATGAGATTAAAGTTTATTGTGAGGAGTTTATTGTAAAACTATTAAGTAAAGACTCTATAAGAAATAAGGCACAGAAACAAATTGAAAACAAAAACAAAAAAACAATAAAAGAGTTTGTTTATGTTATAAAGTCTGGTTTCTTAACAAAAATAGGTTACACAACAAACTTTAAAAAAAGATATAATCACTACTTAGTTCATAACCCAAATTTAGAAATACTACTGTTAAGAGAACATCCAAAAGCCTTTTTAATTGAATGTACTATACATAGTAAATACAAAAATAAAAGAATAACAGGAGAATGGTTTAAGTTAAAAAATAAAGAAATATTAGATTTGTTAAATATAGTAAACGTTGATTGTTTGTAAAAAAATAAAGTTATCTTTATATATTATTGAATAAACAATTTATTTCAATTATGGATAATAGAAAAAATAACGGAGGTGCACGAGAGGGAGCTGGAAGAAAGCCAAAGGCACAAGAGCAAAAACTAATTGAGAGATTAGATGCTATAATAGACAAAGACGAAGCACTAAGTAAATTAGGAGAGTTAGTAGCGAAAGCTGATATAAGAGCCTTACAGCTGTATTTAAGCTATCGTTATGGAAAGCCCAAGGAAAGTATAGACCTCAACTCATCGGAGGGCTTAAACATCAATTTTAGAGATTTAATAAAGTTCGTTGATTAACATTGATTGAAGTAAAAAAGAAATATCTACCTATTGTTGAAACAGACAGTAGGTACTTTATAGTAAGTGGTGGGCGTGGTTCTGGGAAGTCATTTTCAGTAAACGCCCTTTTAGTTATGCTTACTTATGAAGCTGGGCATACTATCCTATTCACAAGATACACACTAACCTCAGCATACATATCTATCATACCAGAGTTTATAGACAAGCTCGAACAATTCGGCTCAATAGAACACTTCCACATAACAAAGGATGAGATACTAAACAAAAAGACTGGAAGCAAGATAATCTTTAGAGGCATAAAGACATCAAGTGGAGATCAGACAGCTAACCTTAAATCTTTACAAGGTATTACAACTTGGGTAGTAGATGAAGCAGAGGAACTAACAGACGAGCAGAAGTTTGACACAATAGACTTATCAGTTAGACAGAAAGGAAACAAGAATAGAGTTGTACTAATATTAAACCCAACTACTAAAGAGCATTTTATATACAGACGATTCTTTGAAGACAGAGGAGTTCAAGAGGGTAGCAATATAACAAAAGACAATACTACCTATATTCATACAACGTATATGGATAACATAGAGAACTTATCTAAAAGCTACATAGAGCAGATAGCACAGATGCGAGAACGTAGACCAGAGAAATACAAACAACAGATGTTAGGTTCTTGGCTTAATAAAGCTGAGGGTGTTATATTTGATAACTGGACAATAGGAGAGTTTAAAAGAAGTAGTGTAAGTGTGTGGGGTCAAGATTACGGATTCGCAGCAGACCCATCTACATTAGTTGAGGTTAATATAAACAGTAGCACTAAGACTATTTACTTAAAAGAATGTTTCTACTTACAAAGACTAACTACAACACAAATAGCAGAACTTAATATAAAGCACTCTAAAGGTGGTTTAATAATTGGAGATAGTGCAGAGCCAAGACTACTAAGCGAGATAAAAGCAAAGGGGTGCAATGTAAAACCAAGCATCAAAGGACAAGGTAGTGTTACATACGGAATAAGCCTACTACAAGACTATGACTTAGTAGTAACTCCAGATTCTACCAACCTCATCAAAGAGCTAAACAATTATAGTTGGCTAGAGAAGAAGTCTAATACACCAGTAGATAAATGGAATCACTTAATAGATGCTATTAGATACGCAGTAGGCTATCAACTACAAAACCCAAACAGAGGTAAGTATATAGTATCTTAGTTACTAAAATAAATTAAAAACGTTTATATATTAATAAGTAAAAGAATATGAAAGTAAATCTTAGAATACCTACAAGTCTAAACGAGATAACACTTGGTCAATATCAAGAGTTTGCAAAGCTAGAGGATAACACTAAAATTAATCCAGCAGAGATACAACTTAATATGATACAGATATTTTGTAATGTATCTGAATTAGTTGCAAGAGGTATGAGAGCAACAGACATAGCAGAGATATGTGAGATGTTAAATAATATGTTTGACACACAGCATCAGCTTGTAAGTAAGTTTAAACTAAATGGGGTTGATTATGGTTTTATTCCAGAGCTTGATGATATGAGCTTTGGAGAGTATATGGACTTAGATACATTTATAGGAGATAACGATAACATACACAGAGCAGCAAATGTTTTATTTAGACCTATTGAGTTTAAAAGAGGGGATAGATACACTATAAAAGAATATGATTCTAATACAAGCGAAACAGCAAAAGACTTTCCTTTAGATGCAGTTCTAGGAGCTATTGTTTTTTTTTACACTTTAGGCAAAGACTTGTCGGTAGTTATGCTGAACTCTTTGGAGAAGAAGAACGAGAGGGATTTAGCACAGTATCTAATTTCACTTCCAAATATGGATGGTTCAATTCACTCTATGCAATCGCTGACGGAGATATTACAAAATTTGAATATATCACTAAATTAAATGTATATGAGTGTTTAACATTCTTAGAGTACACAAAAGAAAAAAACCAAATAGAAGCAGCACAGATAAAAAGTAAATTTAAGTAATATGAGCAATACAGGGATAAGAGGATTTTACCAACTAACAGAAACAATAAAGACTCAACTACTAAGTGATGTAAATGTAAACACTGTAACAACTGGAGATATATTTGATATTGACTTATCTAAGCAAAGCATATTCCCTTTAAGCCACATTGTAATAAACAACGTTACAACGCAAGAACAAGTATTAGTTTTTAATATTACTGTAATGGCAATGGATATAGTAGATGAAAGCAAAGAAAAGACAGAAGATATATTCAGAGGTAATAACAATGAACAAGATGTACTTAACACACAGTTAGCAGTATTAAACAAGTTAGTAATGGTATTGCGTAGAGGTACACTTTATAGCGATAAGTTCCAGCTTGAGGGAGATGCAACGCTAGAGCCTTTTTATGAGAGGTTTGATAATCGTTTAGCTGGGTTTGCTGCTACAATGAATATAGTAATTCATAACGACATTAGTATATGTTAGCAGATGAATACTTAAGAGATGAGTTGAACAAGTTTGCTAAGTATGTAATACAACAAAGCAGAACTAACTTAACTAA